TAATTTCATTGTAATCTTACTGACAACAGTTCTTTCTTCTTCAGCAGCGTATTGAACGGTGGTGGGAAAAGATTCTATATTTACTCTAAAATAATAACGATTTTTATCACCCCAATAACTATTTTCAGCATATTGTATAGCTTCTAATATTCTATTTGATTGTTCTACAAAATCTGCATAAACATTTAATTCGTAACTAATAGTAACGTAATCAGGATGTGCAACAACCATCATTTCTTTAACAGGTTGACGATTATTTAACACATTGAAGTTATCATAAGCATTTTTATTGGTAAATTGTCTTTCAAAAACATGAACGTTTTGAGCTAAATTACCATCAAGATTTCTACCTACATTACGATTTTTTGTTACGTCTGTTCTGTTAACTACAATAAGAGGAGCAATAATTTTACCACTTACATCTCGTAAAAATCCTTCTTTTTGCATTGCTACCCATCTTTCAGGATAAGCATAAATAATAGGAACATCTATAAGTTCAGTATTGCTGTATACTGTAGGTTTAATGTTATTTTTAACATGTTCTAATACAGCAGTATCAATATCTATTAATTTAACACTAAAGTTTTTTTCTCTAGTGCCTTTTTGTGATACTTTTAATGCCCTATTTGGTTTACTAACCATTGGCTCTTTGCCATAACTAGCAAGTTCATAAGGTACAATTTTATCTTGTACTTCTTGTGCTGGAGTTTTTGGTATAGGTTTTCTTACTTGAGCCATTATTGTATCTTATAAGGTAAAAGATTAAGTTTAAGAGGTCTAGTCATTACTGTGTCTAATTCAAATACTAAACTTTGACCTCTTTTATTTAAACTGCTTGATTCAAAATTAGAAGCACCATAAATATACTGGTCATCATTTCCAAAATCAATCCAGTTTTCATTAACATTATAAACTTCGTAGTATCTTTCTCTGTCTAAAATAATGTCTCCTACTTCAGGCATTACTCCTATTTTTTGCATTATTTCATGTACAAACCAAAATTGGGATTTTTGTGTATTACTTACACCATAATCTTCTATTACTTGAAGTTCATCACTTCTATCAATGTAACATTTAATAAGAACGGGTTGATAATACCATTTTGAAGTACTTTCACCATAAATGTTTACACTTGAATTAGTAGCACTTATTTTATAATAAGGTACTTGCATTGACATTAATCTCTTATAAGCTTCTGTAATAGAAGTTACTTGAAAATCAATGTCATTACCTGGGGCAAAAGGCATAGGTCTAGCCAACCCATCTGGTTGAGATGGTAAAGATTCATAGTCACCTGGAGTAGTAACTTTTTGGCCTGGTACTCTAAAAAATGCTCCTGGTTTAACTGCCATTATAAAATATAAATAGGTGAAGGTAAAGGTATATTACTCATAATAGCATTGTTAGCATCATCTTCAGCTTTTTGTCTTTCTAATTGTTTTTGTTTTGAAGTTTCATCTAATAAAGCTCTAAGTTCTTCTAATAAAGCAGCTTTATCTGCTTGAGATTGACTCATTAAATCACTACTAGACATAGCTCCTACTTTTGGAACGTCTGCTTGTGGATATTTGCCTCTTGAGTAACCTAAAATTTCTTTACAAAGTGCTAATACATACCTCATAATCCATGATTTACCTATTGAATTTATTCTAGAATATGTTGGATTAGCATAAGGAACGTTAGATACATCTGTAATAATTGGTTTATCATATGGAGGAACGTTGCTATTTAAATTTTTATTTTGTTGTAAAACATCACTTTCTTTAGCAAATTCAAGCCATAATTTATTTCCATTTCCTGGAGGAATAGGGAATATAGTAAGTATGTTGTTATTTATACTAAAACTATATCCATTGTATCTTACATCCATTTGCATGTTCCATTCTTGTATTCTTTGTATGTCAAAATACACAGGCCATTGAATATATGAATTATATCCATATCCACCGTAAAATCCCCACATATCTGCAGTAGCACCAACACCTCCTAATCCAGGGTATGGATTAGTCATCCAAGCTTGTGCTGGGGGTGGTTGGTAAAATACTCTAACTACTACAGGATTATCTTTTATACTAATTAAACTTTCACTAACAAATAATGTTTTTAAATCATAAGTTTGTTGACCGTCTATTAGGTCAATACTCGCGCTATATACCGGAATATCGCGTATAAAAGCTTGGTCTGCATAATTATTGGCGATTCTAATAGTGCCACCTAAAGTTCGTTCAAGAAGTCGCGTATTCATATTATAATCTGATTTATACGCTATGTATTGTACTACTTGAGTTGAACTTGTTGTAAAACTAGATGAATTTTGAAGAGTAAAGTAAATATTTTTACCATCCATGTAAGTATATTGTGGTAAAAAATTACCACATTGGTCTTCAATGCCAAAAGATTGTACTAAACTAAAATCAGCTCTAGACATTGACGGAACTACACTAGCAGAAACAATATAAAATGTACTTCCACTATTAATAGCCCATTGTATTTCTGGAGATGAAGAAAAATCAGAAGCACTTGCTGTTCTAGCTGGACTAAAAGACAAAGACGCGTTAAAATAACTTACGTTGTATTCACATAAAAAACTGTCTGTATAGCTACCTTCTATTGATAAATAATTTTCTCTTACTTTGTAAAGATAAACTTCATTTCCGTAAGTAGTTACTGCTTCTTCCATAGCAGCATAAATTTGAAAGTCTACAAGTTCTACATCAACTACACCGAAACCTAAACGTCGGGTTACATAAAAACAAGCACGTTGTGCATCATTTTGAAACGTTGGATCATTGTCATAGTAACCAAAAGGAGTATTACCAGGAACTGGTAATAAATCTGCGGTTGAGAGGGCGTAATTATAATCTTGAGACATAGTCGACGATAAATATTAATCTCTTAATGTTTTATAAATTTCCAAAACAGATTCAACAATGGGGTGTCTATGATTTGTTTTAAGATGAAAATGACTAACACCATCAATTGCGGCTACCGCTTTACTTACAAAGTATAAACCTGAATCTTTTTTAAATTTTAAGTCAATTTGTCCAACATCACCAACAATACACATTTTTGAGCCTTCACATAAACGAGTAATTGCTAACTCCATTTGAGAATCAGTAATATTTTGTGCTTCATCTAAAATAATAAAACTATTACTAAAGTTTCGGCCTCTCATAAAAGCAAATGGAATTATTTCAATTCTACCTTCAGCAAATTCTTTATCGATTTTTTCTTTATTGTATAATCGATACATGTTATCGTAAATAGGAGCAATAAATGGATCTAATTTGTCTTTTAATCCACCAGGTAAGAAACCAATATCTTCTTTAGCTGTTACTACAGGTCTAGCTACAATAATCTTTTCTATTTCTTTATTGAACAATAAATCTAAAGCAGCTTGACAAGCAACTAATGTTTTTCCACTTCCAGCAGCACCAGTTAATACTGATATTGTGTTGTCGTAAATAATACTTTTTGCTTGTTTTTGCTCTTGATTTAAAGATACATTAAATTTAATAGGATTTTTTGGTTTACGCTTTTCTTTAAATTTGTCGTGGTGAGTTGCTACTGCATTTACCACACTTTCTACATTGTTGTCCATAACTTTGTGTGATAATAAATATGAAAAAAAGACCCGCCGAAGCGGGTCTTAATTAATTTAGATCAGACTATGATTAAACTACTTGCAAGTCAGCAACTTCGATCTTACCATAGTAATCAGGACGGAGCATTTTCTTAGCATAGCGAGTCATTACACCTTTACGTGGTGTGAATGTTGTAGGATCATAGATTAATGGAGTCATGATCAATGGAACATAAGGAGCATAAACGGCACCAGTTTCCAAGAACTGAGTTCCTTTATAACCCAACAAGATAGTATTCCACTTCATGTATGGGTTTTTGTACACCTTATAACGACCATTGATTGAACCGATTTTCTGAACACCAAATGCATACTTCATTGTTTCTGCATCTGTATTGTCAGCGGCGAATCCAGGAATTGATTCCAAAATAGTAGCAACTGAAGGAGAAATTACCATAAAGTTAGCACCACCACGTAATGTTTTCTGGTGGATCAAGTTAGAAACTTTTTGTAATTTAATTCCTAAAGTTTGGAACCAAGACATTTGGTTGTAGTAAACACCTGATGTGTTGCTTGTGAAAGCAGTACCAGTTGAGTTGATTTGGTTACCAACTTGAGCACTCCAATATTGAGTGTTAGAAGCGGCAGCGCCTGTAATCAACATACCTAAAATTTCAAGGTCAATTTCCATTGAAATCTGCTCAGACAACATTGAAGTTAATTCAGCTTCAGCATCTAAGTTTTGATATGCATTTAAGTCTTGAGCAAATTCAGGAGTCCACTGAGCTTTCAACTTACGAGTTTCAGTAGTAATACTATCAGAAACTAACTTAATATTCAATTCAGGGAATTCAATATCGCTATATGACAATACGTTAGGAGAGGCTAATGGGTTTCCACCGGCTTCGTAATCACCAACGTTGAATGGGTTCATAGAACCTTGTTTCAAGAAAACTACTTTAGTAGCAACGTTAACTGTACTTCCACTTAACAAACGATTTGCATTGGTTGAAGAAGCTGATACGTAGAACGTAGTAGCTGTGTTTGTGATTGAAGTATAATCAGCTAAAATATCGCTAGCAGCAATAGAAGCTGTAGGAGCAACTAAATAGAAAGCTTGAACACCAAATGTATCTACAGAAGCTGTAGTGTAACCACTAGCAATACCTTGAGCAATTGCTTGAGCATTGATTTGAACGTTAGGAATAACTACTTGATAAATTTCACCAGCGTTACAAGAGTTAACGTAGTTAGAATCGAAATTAATTAAGTAGAAGTTTGAACCAGTTGTAATTTGAGTTACAGCAGAAGCTGATACACCAGAAGCTGAGAA